CCAGTAGCAAAGATTAACCGCTGTTGCGATTTCTGGAGGTCTCCAAATGATTGGGACGTGTTAAATCTGACCTGCTTGCTGAGGCGGGCAAGCTGCCCCTTCGTAGCCAAAGGGACTCTAACAGTTTTCTTAAAAGATACGGCCGCCTTAGACTTACGCCGAGTAGGACGGCGAGACTTCCGAGAAGGGCGGCGCATTGAAGATTTTCCATACCCAAAAGGCATGTTTGAGTTTATTGTTATACAAAGATTTTTTTTTTGCTCCGCAAACGTTGGCCTCCGGCCAGGTGGCGCGGCGGCCGTTCGGCCTGTTACAATAGAGCGCCACCTATTCTTTTATAAGATTTCTAAGATTTCTAAGATTTCTAATCTTTCGGTGAAATGTCCACCAAAGACATATCTTCGTAGTTGATTTGGTACACCTTCCATCGGCCACTGGATAACATTTTGAAATCTGGCAGTACATTGCAGAAAACGTAAATGTTTGGCCGACCAAATCGTTTCTTCTTACCCTCGTGTCGCCAGTCCCAGAGGACTCCATTTTTGACTGTTTCGATGCCAGCGTAGAAGTCTCCCAACTTATCTTTCTTCATAGACCGCGGCATATCGACAAGGTAACATTTTTGTTGTGGAAATGAGTGGAGAAAACCCATCAGTTTCTCCATATCCTTGATAGGTGGACACTCAAAAGCGACACCCTGATACTCGCAGTACTCCGCAAACAAAGATTTGCCACAATGACCGCGAGGATCGTATATGATAATGATAAGACGCATATCGTTAATTAGAGCGTGCTCGAATATGAATTTTTGATACGGCCACAGTTCGTACTCCATGAATTGTTCCAGTTGCCATGTTAATGGAGGCCGCTCGGGAATTATATCCGAATCTTTCCAGGGACCATCCACACGCGTGTCTTCTTTCATCACGTAGTTGAATGATTTAGGTCCCAGATGTGTATTAGCGGATGTTAAGGACCAATGGCCCTTAAATGCAGGTATGACGACATCATACAGGCGCTTCGCGGTGGTCTTATGAATAAGCCATCCACGCACTTGCCAGTGTTCACCGCCATCAGAGTAGGATTCAAGTTGAAAAACCCACTTCTTAAACCACCCCGATAATTTTCGACGGTCAAAAAATTGGGTTCGATGTTACTGTCCCCAATTTTTTGCCCGTCGAAAATTATCGGGGACATGGTGTTTTGGTGTTTTTTTTTGACCAAAAATGAAAAAAAATCTGATTCATCCACGGGACGTTGTCCCTGTACCCTACTCCTGCGGAGGGCTGGGGGTGTTTTTTTTTTCGTGAATCAGATTTTTTTCCGAAAATACCGAGATTCCAAAAAAAAATGAAGATCACAGATCTGCCAGACGACATACAAATGTATATATGCCGTTGGCTAGAATATGAAGACAACTTAAGCTTCATGCAATTCTTAGTGCGATGCACCAAGATAATCTCTCCACCAATTAGTGCGAACGCATTGGTAGGATAAGTTACTAGCAGCAGTCTGGGCCGACTGTTGTATGGATGAGGAAATAATTATCCACATCTGCTGTGACAGCGGAATTTCCGCGGGTGATATCACAGGAGGTGGGGCGGTCTGGTCGAGCTGGGACACGACAATTAGCTTCCGCCCACGTGAATTTTTAACCAGCAATTTGACACAGAAATTGGGGTTTGTCTTTAGCTCGCCATCAGTGTTAGCTGTATTAAAGTAACCACGGGCGAGACGTTTCCGCTTAAAATAAGTCGGATTTGGCAAATACTCCGCATTAGTGCCAGGACACATACCACAGAAGCCAGCAGCTCCATCCGGCAGTGTGTAAGTAGTACTAACCGACGGCAAGAGATTGCGTCTAGGCGTAACTAAGTCAATCTGGTAATATCCCTGACACGACTTAGCCAAAAAGTTGAATGTATACAAACTTTTATAGTGCACAAATTTAGATTGAACGCCAAGTGCAACGGGCCACTGTCGCAACTGATCGAAATTATCGATAACAGTTTGAGAGACAGAACCAACAACGCCTGAATTGTTAATCACAGGGTTATTATTAACCACCTGGTCCAGGACGTAATTTTGCCAGCGGGCAGGTAGGTTGGTAGTTAACGTGTCGCCAAGCGGCGGTACACCAACAGTATATTGCAACGAGTGAATAGGGGTATTATTCTGAATCGCTTGATGCAGAATAAAATGCGGTGTTTGCACAGATATCGTACCACGGAGGTACGATTCACCAGTAGCAAAGATTAACCGCTGTTGCGATTTCTGGAGGTCTCCAAATGATTGGGACGTGTTAAATCTGACCTGCTTGCTGAGGCGGGCAA